GCCTTCTGGATAGTTTGATCCATGTTAGGCATTTGAGGAGGTTCAACTTCGTTCTTCAAAGCTTCTTGACGCAACTTTTCCCATTCTTGTTGATGTCTATCTATTGCTACTGCTAATTGCTTAGTATTATCCTGTATAGCATTACTTGCTTGTACATTCGTATAGTTAACATTAGCTCTAGCTAGATCCATCTGGGTCTTCTCTGCGTCTGTAACTAATTTCTTAGCTTCTTCTGCTTCTTTCTGTTTCTTCTCTGCGGATTCTTTAGCCTTATCTTTAAACTCATCAGAATTATAATCTTCTAAATAGTCTAAAGGATTCTCATCCATGCTTGCTAGCAAGTTGTTAGCTAAGATTGCAGTTACATCAGGTCGTAGAATTATTTCTTGACCACCTTCCCGTACCAAAGGCAATAGTTGTGTAGCAATTACAGTGAGCTTTTCACGCTTATTAGCATTACTGTTCTCACCTAAATCTACATCCACAATCATATCCATGTGGTTAGGAAGTTTGGAAATATCTACATTTGCATACACACCTGTATAATCAGGAGTCATCGACTCTTTCATATTAGCTCGCATTTCACGATACACACCTTCAGCTAAGCGCTTAAAGCCTGTCTCAGAGAATATACGTGCAATGTGTTGTATACGCTTTTGTGCAGCTGTCTGGGTCATTGCTAACTTAGTTTCAGAGTTACCTGACACATAAAGTTCATCATTAAGACCTTGAGCAGCTTTAGACATACCAGTGGCTTGTTCTTTATTTGTTTGCAAGTGCTGCAATAAAGGTACTGTGCCAGTACTGATAGTTTCCGGTTGCAACATAGCAACAGCACCTTGAGGGGCGCCATTGGTTGCGATAATATCTTTAGGCTTCATGTTCTGCAATGCAGAGAAGTCTACTACATTGGGATCAGCCAAACGAGGGCTATAGTTTGTTAAGTAAGTATTCTCAACAAATCCTCTCAAAATAGCTGTAGATGCTAAAGTAGAACTACGTGTCATATCTGCTACAGATAATCCGTAGAATTCATAAGGTACTTCAAAGGGGCATATAGATGCTAAGTTAATAGATGCTACATCTTCTTCAAATAGTATATGATATCCTGCCATAATGATATGCTTAAGTTCTGCAATACCATCACCATCTCGGTCTACCTTAACCCAACACTCAGTTACAGTAATAACTTGGTTAGCTTCTAATGTAGTAGTATTATCTCTATCATTAGTTGCGTGATATGACTGTCCTGTTACTTCTTTACGAGCAGCAATCTCTTCTGAGTATTCAGAAGTCCAGTTCTCATCACCTAAGTCATCCCAGTCTTTAATCTCACTAGCCATCTCTGGATATTCATTTCTAATCTCACTACGTGTAAGATCTATCTGAATACCTACAAATGTTGCATCATCGAGACTAGTTGCATCTCGACTAATACGAAATGATTCTTGTGGTATATTTTCAATCTTAACTCGGCTTAAATCAATCTTTTTCTTTAAGCGAACATCAGAATAGTAAACACCATCAGTCCTAGGAGAGATAAGCAACTCACCTGCAATCTCAACATTTTTATCACCAAGCTTCTCATCCAAGGCTTCTTGGCTAATTTCATCAAATTCTTCATATTCGTATCTAAAGTCTTCTACATAATCCCAACGGATAATTGCATTCTTCCAAAGTAATGAAGACTTAACCCACGTATTTAGTAATGACCAACCACTGTTCTTTTTAAACACACAATAGTTTACAACATCAGATGCTTCTCTTGCAGACTTTAAAGCAGCAGGAGTTTTATCGTAGGGTACAAACTTTGCAATCTTCTCATTGTTTAACATGAGATCAGATATTACAGCAAGGTACGCCTCTATTGTCTCAGTAGTATCTGATGACACAATTCCAGAAACACCTTCAGGTGATAAATGCCCTAATGGTACACCTGCATATTCGTAGGTTGCCATCTTTCTTTCACGCGTTAGGTCAGATGAGTTGAGCCAAGTTCCTGTAGAACCTTTTACTCCACTCTCGATTAGAGCTACTAGCTCATCATCGTCTACCTTCTCAAACTTCTTCTTCGCCATATTCTATCTCCGAGATTAGGCCATACAAACTATCATTGGATATTTGAGGTTATTTTCGATAAGTATCTATTTTATACTTACCAGATTTTTCGTTCTTAGCACTACGGGCTACCCTAGCTTTATAAACTTTTCCGTAGGCTTCTTTGTTACTACCAGTTGGATCTGCTTCATTTGGTTTAGGCTTTACGTATGCTGTACTCATTTTAGTGCCTCTACAGTTTCAATTACTTCTAATTGTTGTAGAGCCGCTGTTAGTTCTTCATCTGTTAAATCTTTAACTTCAACAGTTGTTTGAACCACATCTCTACGAGTAAGTTTAGGTGCTTCATATTCAGCCACAAGAGAGGCTAAACGTCCAGCTTCTGCATCATCACCTGACTGCATGGCCTTAACCATGAGTAGCTTTAACACATCTAAACCTTTAGGAGCTTGTCCAGATACTTCGTATCCGATAGAATCTAGGGCCTTAACGAAGAGACCTAGCTCTTTGATCTCTGCTCTGCGTTTAGCTTTAGTAGCTTGACTCTTTTCTCTTGCTTCTATAGATGATGCTCTATCTCGAAACAATACTAAGTTCTCACCTCCGGGGTGGGCCATAGCTCTTTTTTGCCCATCGGTGAGATTCTCAGCATGTTCCTCTGGGGTAACAGGTACGTACTTAGGATACGAATTAGTCCCCGGAACTTTTAAATCTTCTTTATCAATCTTTTTTGGCTTCTTAGGTTTATCACTCATCTTCTTCTCTCAGGCTCTATAGCCAATGTGAATCATTATTGTACATAGTGCCTTTTTGTTTCCAAGACACTCTGTTACCAGCTAGTTTATCAGCATGAGTTCTTAACACTTCTAAGCCTATTGCTACTGCAATAACTGTGTCATCATGACAACCGGGTAACGCACCTGTGGAACCATTCTCATTAGACACATAAGATTTAAGTTCTGATATCATGTGTTTACTAGGTAAACCTATGTCTTCATCTTCAATAGCTCTCTTCAAATAACCTATAATCATAGGTTTAGAAGCACTAGTAGTTCTGAATCCAGGTCTATCACCTTCAGTATTATCCATATTAGCAGCTTTAGTCTGATAATATAAATTCACATAATTCATTTGCTTTAATCTGTTTAGGGTGGCAATACCCATAGAGTTAGACTCTACAGCTAGCAGGGCATTATTGAAATACCTGCCTAGGTAGAATAACACATCTCCGAATAACGATGGATCAACTCTATTGTTCCTATACATAGCTATAACTTGACGATCTGTGTCCATCACAGTAGCTGTTGAATAGTCTTGGCCTACCCCTAGGGATACATCTGCCGACACAATATAGTTGGACTCCCAATCGGGGTACTGCCACAACTCTAAACTACCTTCTCTGCCTTCATCAAATGCACCCGCTTGTAAGTTAAATACTCGGGTGGATATAGGCGTAGATGGTAACAATTTATTAACAACTTCAGGATCAAATACAGATGATCCAGATACTAAAAAGGCTTCTTCAGGATTAGCAGGATACTCTTGCTTAAACTTTAAAGCACCCCCTTCTGCAATCTTAAGACGTCTCCAATACATTTGATCATTATTTAATTCATAATCATCTTTATACTTTTCTTCATCTAGATCTAATTCAAAAGCAGTAGGAGCTTCTCTTGTATATTCTGGAGTTAAGAACCAAGGAATAAATACAGGTATGTACTCATTCTCTCCAGCCATAGCTCCTCTAAATAATCTATGAAACTCACCTGTAGCACCATTAGCAGTAGATTCCACAATAACTTCAGTACCATCTGCTTGACTTATCCCTTGGAATAGTCCAGCTAGTATTTTCTCATCATGAGTCCAAAAGGCTACTTCTGACAAATGAGCAATAGTAGGTGTTGTACCTCTTCCTGCTTCAGGTGATCCAGCAGTATATAATCGATACCCTGAACTATTGTGTTCAAACTGTATCTCTCTACTGTTACCTTTAGATAGAGCAATCTTAACATCCATATTTTGAATGATATTCTTACCCATAGTAAATAGAGCTTCAGAAGTTGGCCCATCATGAGCCATTACTACAGACCTAGTATGTGGCATGTAATATGTCTTCCAAAACACTCTAGCTGCACAATAGGTACTAATACCCTGTTGTCTAGCTTTTAAAATAATAGCCCTAACTTTACCAGTAGACTTAAGTTGCTCTTCTAATTTATCATTAATTAATTGTTGAGCAGCATTAAGTTTAAAGGACACAAACCCTAGGGCACTATCTTTAGTAATAATTTTAACTTCAGCTTCAGCAAACTTAGCAAAATCACTCTTAAACATCTCTTGCTTTTGTCTTCTTAACTGTTCTTTCTTTAAGTTTAACTTCTCTAAGTTAGAGATAGTAACTACTTCATTAGCCATCTTAGCCTCTTCATCTGATCAATATTCTTTAAGGGGGCTATGAAAAGTAGGACTATAACGCCAAGGAGGGGAAGTGATCAAACGTTATAGTCCTTTAAGGGTGCTATAAAATCGACATACCCACGTCGAAAAAATTAAAAAATAATTTATATATCCCTACATTAGCTGTGGGTAATTGGGGGGTGCCT